GACTTCTGTTGATACTGCTTTCGCGCATCTGAACCCGTCTGAGTAAACGCCTTTTACGTTTTTAGCGATGACGGGATATCTTAATCCAAAATATGCCATTTATATCCTCCCTTCGGATATCTGACATTCGAAAGTGGTCTGTCTGATCATCTTCGAGTCATAGTCATAGACCCGCGACTGAATTGAAGTCACGGGCCCAAGTGTTTCGAGATATTTTTTTACTTTTTCTTTTGTTTCCAAATAATCAAAATCTGACGGAGTAAACATATTGATTTGCAGAAATGCTGTATCAAATAGTGGAGCATCGTCTCCGCTGTCTCCTGGTCTCTCATCCTCGTATGTAAAAGTTATCCAGGATCTAGCCTTGCCTCTGTAGACGTCCGGAACTGTCGTAAATCCGGTGATGTCTTTTAATTTGAGCATTTGAGGGTTTACGTTCATTCCTTCGTCATCTCCTCCCATATCTTTTGCATTCTCTGCATTATTTTTTGTTTACAAGCATTGATGGCCGGATTGATCCACGGAGACGGCGGTTGATGCGCGTCTCCATAGTTTAGCCATATAGCTTTTAGAACATTGCTCACCGGATATGAGCGCGTATGCGTTCGGGTGTCGTAATAGTGGTTCTTTGACATCCCAGAAGGATTGACGTTTATTATAAAAGCGTCCGTCTTTGTTTCCTTGGCTTTCGATATCTTTAAGCTGTTCTCCAGCTCTCCCGTTGACTCGCTGTGTATAGCCGACTTGATGCTTTTTTGCATAGACGATTTAAGCTCTGGAGCTGTATCTTCCAGGGCTTTTGTCGCTATCTTTTCAAAATCGTTATCAAGTAAGTTTTTCATATAGTCGTCCGGGATTTCAAAGTTGAATCCGCTCATGTGCTTATCTCCGTCAAAGTGAGCTCGATTATATTATCTTTTTTGACGAGATACGTCCTGAAGACGTTGTACAATGTGCCTTCGTACTCGCATCTTGGCTGTTTTGCATACTCCGATGCATTTATCTGCATTGAATACACGGCCGTGATTCCTTGCTGCTGAGCCTGGTAAAATTCAGATGCTCTTACGGATTCGGCATTGCACCAGACTGTCGTCCTCGTCTCTGTCGGGTTAAGTGGAAATCCATTGCTGTTTGTACCAGTAGATTCCTCCCCGATCAAAGTGCATTGATCAATCCAGTTATTCATGCCGTTCCCTCCGAGCTCCTTCTGAGGTCATTGGCCATGACCAGATAGTCATTGTGATTGGCTTCCGGATCATTTCCGCCACCTCCTGTCTGCCATCTTGCAAAAGTTCTCACGCATCCGAGCACGAGCATATTGCTCTCGTCATTTGCTACTGTTTCGGCAACGCCTACGCGGATAAGATCCGCGCGGCACTGCTCTATGATGTCTGTAAGCTCAGAATCCATGCACGTATCTGCATTTCTCCTGATTGCGAATCTTACCTTCGCCAAGTAGTCACTAGATACGGTGCTCACTGCGGATCATCTCCTTTCGCTCAGGTTTTTGCGGCCTGATGAATTACCTGCATGCCGTGATATACTGCGAGGCCTGCATTGGCTGTCGTTGTTCCTCTGACTGCCATTACATTCCTCTTGAAGAATTCGCCGCCTTCGTCGGTCAAAACTTCATAGTCGCCCCACATAAGCATCTTGACTGCCTGAGGCTGACCATAAAGCTGCTCGCCCGTTGCCAGGCTCGAATTAAGTGAGAACGGAACTGCAAGTCCGCCGTCTTTGATCATGCCGTTATTCTCGTCAGTGTAAGAGATGTCAAATACAGGCTTTTTGTCCTGCGTTCCTCTTATCTTGCCGAGCGTTGAAAGATCGGTCTTATTGATATAAAGCTTTGTGCCGCCAGCAAGTGTCTCGTCTCCGCCGAATCCGAGTGAAATAGTCCTGATAAAATCCTGATCGAGAGCTATCGAGTAAAGATTTTCTGAGATAGTCGATGCCTTAACCGCTGAGGTAATGATTGCCTTAGCTTTCCTTCTTAGCGCAAGGTACGCAGCGTTCTGAACACTGAGAGCATAACCGGCGCTTGACATCTTCTTGACCTGATTCGAGATCTCGTCAAATACTCCGACGTATTCGGGCGCTATTGTGACTTTGTCGAATGTACCAGGTGTCCCGGCAATGTCTGTTCCCTCGGTGGCATCTGCAGCTTCGGCGTCTGTGGCTCTGTACGGGAATTCCCACGAGCCTGTGCCTGTAGCATCTATGATGTAGACGTCGTCTACGATCGATGAGATTGCTGTTGGAAGTTCTCCGATCTCTGTCGCTGCCGCTGTAGGTGTAGCAATCTTGCCGCTGGCTACTGTGACCGTTCTTTTTTCTGTAAATACATTGTTTCTGATGGTCAAATGGCCAGATCTCCTGACCTCATCGAGCATCTTCTCGCGTGTCTCGTCCTCGCCTGCTGCCCTTGTAGCTTCAGGAGTATTCCCGCCAACTATAGTTGCGCCAGGCGCAAGTGACGCTTTTGTTGCAATGAGGCTTCTGAGGCTTTCCTCTTCAGTCTTAAGGCTCTCTGCCTCTGTATGAATCTCGCCCATCCTCTTTTCATCTACTTCTCCGTCGAGTTCCTTCGCAAGTTTCGACTTGCGGCCCTCGATCTCTTTTAGTCTTTCCATTTCCTTTGTCATAGTGTGATCTCCTTTCAATAAGATCAAAACAACAGTAACTTGAGGCACTCCGCCTTCTCTTTTGCCCTTTTTGCACGTTCAAGTCGCTCCGCTTTAATCTCTGAGATCACTCCGTCACAGAAACTACGTGCTGATATATCAGTCCCGTCGTTCGCGGGAATTGATACCGCTGAAACATCGTATAACTTGCCTACTTTTGTTATTGTCCTGAGGCATTTTATTTTTCCATTTGCCTGGTCCTCTGTATATTCGAGCTTGTCTTCGGCTACGGTGAATCCAAATGACATCCTCGTGATCAGGCCGTTCTTTATGTCGTTGTAAAGATCTTCTCCGTCTGACGCCATTGACAAATCTGCTCTCACGAGCAGACCATTCGCATCGATTGAGAGATTGAGCGTCTTGTTGCTATTTCTAGCAAAGACGCGGCCTTCGTGGTTAAACTGGAATATGACATCTGACATGTCGCACTCGTCAAATGCGTGACTGTCGACCTGCTCGTCTACGGTAAAACTCTCGCAGTCATATAGCGGATACGGCGTGTTGAATGTCGTAGCATGGCCTTCGACGATCATTGATTTCTGCTCTTCGCCTTCCGTTGCCTTGGCTCCCATTGGCTGCATCATTTCGCGATACTGCCTGCCTTCTTTTATCTTTTTCATGATGTTTTCACTTATTTCCGGCATTTTTCTCACTCCCTTCGTTCGTTTTATCCGGTTCTTTTGCTGTGGGCGCGGGCTTATCTGTATCGTCCTGCCCTGTCTGATATTTGGTCATGTCTGTTGACTTCACGTAATTTAGTGATACATAGCTCTCGTCACCGTCATCGACCGGTGGCATCCTGAGAAGCTGTCTCTGTTCGTTCTTTGTGAGTAACCCGATATCCTTCGTATTGAGGAGTATCTGCAGTTTCGTGTTCCACGACGCTCCTGTGATATCTGACGAGTAAACTGCCATCTGATTTCCAAAATCCTGCTCGCGGCCTGTGAACACAGCCGATGTGAATGCTTCGTCGTATTCTTCCCAGATAACTTCTGGCACTGCGTCATACCAGTTCTGCATCGTCTGTTCTGATGCGGTGCCATTCACGACTTCCAGTGGTGTCCTAAAATACGTATAAAGGCGCTGGAATACCTGCTCGGACTGCTTAAAATTTGCGCTCCAAGCTGAGAAATTCACGGGATCGTACTCTTCAGTTCCGTCGATGACGAGAGACCCTGTGTCTGCAGCGTCCTTCATGCGCTCTTGGAAGCTCTTGGAGTTCTGGTTTGCTGGATTAAGCGTGAGCATCGAGTTTTTAAGATGCAGGATACCGTGGATCTTGTTCGATATCGTGATCGCGTCTTTCAAACTCTCATCTAGGTCTCCGGTAAGGTTCAGCGCTTCATTTACCGGACCGTTTCCTTTGCTCGCATAGCCTTTTCCGTCATATTTTCTGCGTACGCACACAAGGTCTTTGATATCTACCGTGTATCTCTGCCCGTCCGGATCTGATATCTGTACCAGATACTCCCCGCTTGGGTTCTGCAGTATTTGGAAGTCGAGATATACGAGCGGCCATATTTCGAGAGGTACCATATTCCGGCCCCATTTGATCCACGCGAATGCGGTATTTGTCGCGACCAGGTTCCATGTGAGTGCGTATAAAAAATCCTGCCTTGTCATCATTGGATTTGGATGGTTAAAGATCTTGGTGTAAACTGAATTTCTCTTTATCTCCTTGATCTGATCATTCTCGTCTTTGATGACATGAAGGATCTGTCCTCTTGAAACATGAGTCGCAATACAATCGATGATCGCATTACAGGTCTCTTGCTCTTCGAGCATTATGTTCTTGGGTCGGGATCTCGTCCCGCCGCCTGAGACATATACCGTCTTGCCGGTAAATTTCTTTATGAAATTCGTAAAAAATGACATCTCTCTCACCTCAACCATGGAATGTACTCGTCCGAGTGCTTCTGAAATCCGGTCCATGCATTTAGCAGACTTACCATTCCATCGATTCGTCTGTTGCTTGCGCATTTGACCGGCTGTATTGATTCAATTCCGTCCTTGTTTAGCGACTTTTTAGCGGTATTCATTAGGCACCATCTGAGCATCGGATTGTTCTGATACACAATCCGATGCTCCGCAAATGCCCCTTGCATCAATTTCATAGGATACGTCCACGTGAACGGGCCCTGTCTGATCTTCTCCATCTCGAATCCAGTCTCCGTCATCTGCGGAGCCCAATATCCGGAAAGCGCCGCATCGTAGCACACCCACAGCGGCCTTATATCATTATCATTTACCATACTCACGAACCACTGCGTTACATCGTTATAATTGACTGTCGCCCCATCGCATATCTTGAGATATCCGAG